ACGGTCTTAACAGCAATACCGTTGTACTGCTGTTGGTTGATCATTTTAATACCATACGACACGCCACTAGGCGCTTTGAAGTATGTAGAATCATCAAGCAAAATGGGGCGGTTGCCCACAAAGTCACCTGTTGGGCCAAGAGTGCGACTGATAAAACTTGCCGGCCAAGTAAAGACTTGATCTTCTGTGCAAAACACTGACAAACGCTCAGTGTTCCAACTGTCAATCATTTGTTGCATCGCCATCAAAGCGTCTTGCGACATAGATGCGGAGGGCGTCTCACCCTCGGCCAATATACCTAACAAGCGCAAAGCGCGGTTGATTTGATCGCCAGCGGTATACGTTGCCATGTTCAGACTCCTTCAGTTGCTTCCTCTACCGATTTACGGCGGCGCTTAATCTCCAATGTATTTACTGGAGCCACCTGAACAGGCGTGTCTGGATTATAACGAATCCAGCCATTTTTTTCATCTTCTTCAGCCTCTAAATCCATTGTGGCAACTTTAGCGCCATGGACAGGGTGAGTCATTGTAATGTTCATAGTAGAAAGGGGGTGATTAGCCCCCTTTTGGTTTAAGCCAACAAGCCAAGAGCCTGAAGTTTAGTTTCCAATTGTGTTACACGGGTTTGCAAATTTGTAATTACCGCCAACACTGAATTACCCTCATCTTTGGTAACAAAACCAAATGGGGTTGTTGAAGTCAAGTCCTGAATTGCAAAGTCTGGCGTGCCAGGTGCAGTGGACGTGATTGTCGTTAAGGCAGCGGTGTTGGCTGCGGGTTTAGTTATCGGATTAGTACCGTAAAAACCCGCAGTGCCACCAGATTTGCCCATAATTGCGCCATCAAGTTGCGCGTCTTCAAACGCAACGCCTACAGCAATAGAATTTGGCATGATTTGTTTCCTTTAAAAATGGGAGCCGAAGCCCCCATTAAATTTAGCCCAAACGATACACAACGTAAGTACCGTCGCCGGTCTTACGGAAGCGGAACAATTGGCTAGTTGTTACAGCGATAGCAACCAAAGCGTTACCGCCATCAGATACACCAGTATTAACAGCCAAAGTCACCGCGCCAGAGGAAGTGCCAATGTTGACAATTGACAAGTCAAATGTGCTGCCAACAGTAGCGTTAGGAACTGCTGCGTCAATTGCTGTGCCCAAAGGTAGCGTGTATGTTGCGGCAGTTGTGGAGGGGTTAGCCACCAACATCTGATTGCAAATCTGCGCTGCCGTTAGGGTTGCAGTAGCCGTAGCTGTCTGAGGGGCGGCCATTGCGCCCATGATAGTTTCTTGACGGTTGCCTGCACCAACTTGGTAACCGCCTGCGCCATTAGGTAATGCCATGATAATTTCCTTAAAAAAGATGTTAAGACAAACGGGGCCGAAGCCCCATTTTGATTAGCCCCAGATGCGGCAGCCCATTTGTGGACGAATTGTGCTAAAGCCATACAAAACGTCAATACGGCAAGGCATACGATCGTTGTTGATATCGTACTGGCGAACCACACGCAAAGAAATACCATTGTGAACGGCACGAGCAGCCATGTCGACGCCTTGGGGCAACAACAAGTCAGCAGTGGCGAACGTGATCGCATCTTTGTGGTAAACCAAGTTCTGAGCGTACTGAGTAGTTGCAGCACCCACAAACACGACAGCCTTACCGGAGGCAGGGAAACTGTCCACGGTAGCCAAAGCATTAGCAGCGGTGTAAATAGGAGCAACAGTCACAACGATTGCAGTGCCAGAGGCAGTTGCATCAGCCAAAGCTACGAACTGGAACAAAGAACCAGTGGACTCACGGGTCTGTGGGTTCACAGCGAAGCAATCAGCAACAGTGAACACGTCGCCTTGTTTAACTGTCAAACCATTGCCGATAGTCAAAGCAATGCTTGCAGCGCCTTCAGACGACACAGTAGTGGTCACAGAGTTGCCAGTGGCAGCGCGTGAGCCAGTCATGTGTTGCTTGATAGACTGAGACATGTTGATCTCGTCATAACCAAGAACACCAGTGCCCATCATGCCGTTTTTAAACTGCTTGCTGATGGTGTCTGTAGGATTGAACAAACCCTTCATGCCTTCAACCAAACCAGCGTTCGCTGCTGGGTTGACGGTGGCGTAACGGGGGTTCATCACGGCGGCGTTTTCGTTCAGCTTCTGCTGGGCCTGCAAGAGAACCAAAGAAGTTGAGGGCGTAGTGCCAGGTGTACCAACGGTGTTACCGATGGATTTGTACGCATTGGCCACGTCTGCATCAATAGAAGATGCCAACTGGCTGATACGAGGCTTTAACACACGCTCTGCGAAGTCGTCCAATTGCATGGTCAATTCAGCAGATGTGAAGTTAACACCAATGTGCTTTTGTGAAGCAACAGTCAGTGTGGTGAACTGTTCGTTGTCGTCTTGAACTTGCAAGGCGGCTCCGTCAGTTACCAAAGCACGGTCAGGTAAACGGATACGCAGTGTGGAGCCGATCTTTGCGCCTTCAACAGCGAAAGAGTCGTCATACTGGCGGTTTACGTTACGGGTGATCACCAAGTTGTTCTCAAGAATTTCGAGAGCCTTACGGGTGATCATGTCAATCGTCAGAATACTATTAGACATATTAGTCCTTTCAAAAAATTAGCGGTTGCGTTGCGCTTCCAACTTCTTAATCTGGCGAACACGTTCAGCTTCGATCCACTGCGAGGTTGTCATGGACTTGATTGACCTTGGGTCAGTCGTGTCATGGCTCGGAGCGCCGTTTGAACGTGCTGTTACCGGACTAATCGGTGCTGGCGCGTTTGAAGTTTTTTTGACCGGAGGATCAGAGGCTAATCTAGCTTCAATCTTTCCAATCTCTTTTGCCTGCATGAAAGGCGATAAACGGGAGATTCTTGCCGCTTCTTTGACATTTGAGCCTAAGTAGTAAGCTACTTCGGGGCCAACGTCAGATTCATAAATCGCTTCAGCCATTACCTCAGTGATTGGCACGTTAGGGTTACGGGCTACCTGATCGTAGTCGTCATATTTATCCCTGACCTTTTCCTCACTGTCGGCATAAGCCTCCATGATTTCGGCTTGTTGCTTTGCGGCATCACGTTGAGCGACAAGTTCTTGGGCTTTCTGAAGTGCTAATACTTGCGCATATTCTTCAGGGCTTGTAAAACTGTCAGCACTAGGTGCTTCCGCTGGCATAGACCTTAAAGTTTGCGTTTCCGCTACTCTTGTGGCCTGATCTCTTTCCCATTTGCGCTGTTCTCTTGCAAGGCGCTTACCGATCATTGCGTCAATCTCAGCTTGCGTATAAGTTTTTTCCGCTGGCTGGTCAGTCTGCTCTGTCGATACTTCCGGCGTATTAACTTCGGGTTCAGGGGCAGCCGTTGCTTCCTGTTCCGGCGCGGGTACTACCGCTAAAGTTTCGTTATCCATTTTGAATCCTGAGATTCCCTGATGTGCTGCACCAGTACAGTTTGAAACATTCTATTACTAAATTGTCAGTATTTCAATCCATGATGCTGTAGCCTCATCCCATGTGTATTGTTTGCCATCTCTAGGCCTAGGGGTCGGTGCAAACCACTTGCAGTTAGCTGCAAGAAGCCATGAGGGGTAGGGCTGAGGCGGGACAAACCCATCTCGTACTGGGTCGTATGTGTATCCAATACCTGCGTAGTTGTACCGCATGTTGCCGTTGTAGCTTGTCTGTTTCCAGTTGCCGCCCAGTAAAGATTGGCAAAACGCTACACCAACAGCCTCAGATTCACTGCCGTTTTCATCTAGACAGTCGTTGTTATGCACCACAATAACTTGTAGTACTACGTTGTTTTCATCAAGTTGTGCAAAGTGCGCCATGTGTTACCTCGCGTAAATAACCAAATAAGCAGCGCCGCCTTTACCACCCGTACCACCTTGGCCGCCACCACCGCCACCGCCCGCGCCGTAATAGTTACCTGTACCAAAGAATCTAATGCCACCTCCAGCACCGCCACCGCCACAATAAACATCACCAAAAGTTCCACCCCCAGCAGTATTTACCGTGCCACCGCTAGTTGGAGAAGGATTTCCGGCTCCACCCGCTCCACCAGCAACACCGGCAGCGGTCAGCGCGGTGTCTAAACTGCCACCGTCATAAGTTGAAACAGTAACGCTTAAACTTGAAGATGAACCACCAGCCGCGCCAGTATTTGTTCCCAACCACGCTCCGCCGCCGCCCGCACCCGATGCGCCAGCATTGTTTGTTCCTGCTGTACGAGCCGTGGTTGGCGAATTCCTAATTGATCCAATGCCGCCTACAGTACCCGCCGCTGAACCGTAAGTCCCCGTAGTGCCGCCAGCGCCGCCAGAACCAACCGTGCTGGAGTTGAGGTTGTGTCCGCCACCGTTCTGTCCAGCATTTAAACTAAGCAGCAATGTTCCGCCTGAATTGGTAGAACGTACTTCCAAATTGCTCTGATAAACGCCCGGCTCCGCAATTGCGGGATTAGCAGAAGGGTTGGGCGTTGAATAGTACAACGTAGTCACGCCACCCGGTACAGACAACTTGTACCCGCTTAGTTGTGCAGCGCCACCACCGCCACCACCACCGCCATCATCATCGCCGCACTTGCCCCCCGAGCCGCCCGGTGCGACACCAAAGACAAGGATTTCACTGTATCCACTGACGCTTACTGTGCCACTGGTAGAAGAATCCCCGCCTATATTAAGAATTCTAGTCCAGCCTGTTGGGGCAGCTGGCGTTACGCTGTTAGATGCGGCGCTTTCTGCGCCATAACCAATCGCATTTTGTGCCGCCGCTGTAAATGTGTAAGAAGTCCCGTTTGTTAAGCCGGTTATAACAATAGGAGAAGATGCGCCTGTAGCCGTAATACTTCCGGGGGTTGATGTAATTCTATAGCCTGTAATAGGAGAACCGCCATCACTTGCTGGTGCTGTAAAAGTTACTGAGGCTTGCGCATTCCCACCAGTAGCAGTACCAATTGTGGGCGCTCCTGGAACAGTTACTGGGCTAGGCCAAGTGCCCGCTTGCTTATTTTGCAAGGCTTGGTCAAGCGTCCAAATACCAGACGCCACGCTTGAGGTGGGCGCAACGGGTGTTTTGGTTATAAAACCGCCGGGGTATTGTGTGCTCATGATTTAAAACGTAATTGATCCAGAACCTGTCCACGCATAGATTCGATATCCACCGGTTACGGTAATTGTTGGCG